AAAAGTACAATAAAGTCAAGTAAATAAAGAAAAATTTACATATGACTTTTATGTTGTGAAAGGAGGCATTGCAGATGAAAGAAGCAAAAATGTTCAATGTTTGTGAAAAAGGGTTATTAAGTATCCCTGAAATGATGGAATATTTAGGAGTGGGTTATAACACGGCACTTGAACTTTTGCATACTGGTCCGTTTTGTGTACGTATCGGTAGGCGAGTTTTTGCAAATCGCGCGAAACTGGATGAATGGCTCAGTGAAAAAAGCGGCATTTATTCATGCGTAGAAAATGCACTATAATTATTGCACACAGACAAAGGAGGTCTTGCTATGAGCAAGAAATACAGTCGGTATGAAAGCACCACCTTCAGCCGAAACAAAAAAAAGAAAAATGACAAACATCCTTATAATCCGAACCGGAGAAAAGGTAAGTTTGCACATTTTGCAAAAGAGCAGCCACCACGCAAAGCATCACTTAAACACAAAAAGGTTGCAGATAACGAGCAGGTGCAGGAAGTTACAAAGGAAATGTGGTGAGAACAAATGGAACAAATTAATATCGACAGCCGTATAAACTGGGTCGACTTTTACACCCCGTACCTTAAAAATCCGAAGCCATGCGGAAAAGACAAAATGCACGCTTGCTGCCCTTTTCATCAGGAACGACATCCCAGCTTTTGGTTTAACACAAAGAACGGATGCTTCAAGTGCGAAGGATGTGGAGAGAGCGGAAATGCCACGGTTTTTCTTTCCAAGATAAAAGGCATCGACAATGCCGAAGCCTACAAAGAATTACTGGAACTCGCAGGCATAGACACCTCGGCAGAACAAAAAAAGCAGAGTTCAAAGCCTCCCTCGCTCCCCGATTACGGAGTGGAGCAATACGCAACCGAAAAGCACTTCATGGCAGAATGGCTCAAAGACGAGTGCGGTGTAACCATAGGGACCGACCAAAGCAGTAAGCACATCAAGATACCGTACAAAGACCAAGACGGAAAGGTTCAGGCAACCCGAAAGCGATACAACCCAGCGAACCCGAACGGCAAGTTCAAATGGCAAAAAGGCTCAACCCTCTGCCTTTACGGATTGTGGAAAATCAAAGAGTTCACAGAGTACGCAATTCTTGTAGAGGGCGAAAGCGACTCGCAGAGTCTGTGGATGCTCGGACTTCCCACTCTTGGAGTTCCCGGTGCTACAAACTTTCAGGCAAAATGGGCGGAACAACTCGCAAGCATACCGAGATTGTACCTACACATCGAGCCTGACAAAGGCGGTCAGACATTCCGCCAGCAAATGATAAGCAAGTTATGCGAGGGCGGATACGAAGGCGAGGTTTTGACCTTTACTCTTGAAGATTACGAGGTCAAAGACCCGAGCGAACTCTACGGCAAAAACGGAATGGATGCACTCGAGCAAGTGAAAACCGCAATGAGCAGAGCCGAAACGGTAGACCTCAAAACGGAAGCAGAGAACCTCCCCGACCTTGTCGCAGGGATGCCCGTGAAACTTCGAGAGCCTGAAGGCTGGAAACTCTCGGATGATGGCATATTCAAATATGACAGCCGAACCGAGCAATACAAGAGAGTCTGCAGAACACCAATCATAATCGTGAAGCGACTGCGAAACATCGAAACCGATGAGGAAAAGATACAGATTGCATTCAAGATAAGAAACAACTGGCGATACGGTATTTTTAACTCAACTACGATCTATCAAAGCCGAAACATCGTCAGCCTTGCAGACCTCGGAGCGTTGATAACCAGCGAAAACGCAAAGCAAGTCGTGTCATTCTTGGAAGCACTCGAATCGGAGAACATCGACCGAATCAAAGAAGCAAAGTCGGTGTCGCAGCTCGGATGGGCGACCGAGAAGAACTTCCTCCCCGGACACGGTGGCGACATACAACTTGATGTGGATGCAACGGCACAAACCTATGTCAAGGCGTTGGAAACACACAGAGGAACTATCGAGGAAGGATAAATATACAATCTTTTCTTTGGAAAACCCATAAACCAAGAAAGCAAGAGGGTTCTAAGGCATTACGAATGCCTTACCCTAAAAAGGAGGTGAAACACTATGATGAAGAAACTACCGCCTCGCCTTCAAGAATTAATGGAGATAGAGAGCGAATTCAATGCGAAAGTTATACCAATACCTATTGGAATGTTTGATGAAGGCATCGGTATAGATAACGAAACAGCACAAAAGCACATGAAATTGTGCCTTGGAGCAAAAATCCCTTATGTTACTATAAGTAACGGCGTCCCAGTATCAGGAGCGATAAACAATCCTGCAGAGTCATATAAAACCCCGGTATCATTTGTAAGAAGTGACATATCGTGGTTTTTGGACGGCTCGGAAAAAATAAAAAGGCTCGCTCCGCTGTTATCAGAACGACTTAAAGAGTTTTATGCAGCTTACAAATATATGCTTGCATCAAAGAAACTGTTGGATCGTAGCAATAATCGTTTTACATACAACGGGGCCGGCAAGACATACGCAGCGGTTCAGTGGTGCTACGGAAATATATATGCAAGGCTTTTGAGTATTCTTCTGTTGCACTTTATGAAAGCGGTGGAATCTCCCGAACCAGAAGTTTTACTCAAGGAGCCGTTGGACAAACTTTTCCCACCAATAAAAAAGAGGGACCGTTCATAAAACAGTCCGCTCTTTAGTAGTAAACCTGATGAAAAGCACTTTTACTCTTGGAAATATTATACTACATAACAGGAGGAAAGTCAATGGGTTTACCTGAAACAAACGAGGAAATCGTCAAAAAAATTCAGCAAGGAATTGATGAAGAATATAACCTGTTGCGGCTTTATGAACGAAACAAAAAATTCATAAGGTTAATGTTAAGAAAATCGTTCGTTGACGAATCCTACCAAGAAGATGCGATGCAAGATGCGTATCTTTGTATGGAGCGAGCAACACGGAATTTTGACATCAATGCAGGGTATAAATTCTCAACTTTCCTTGCTGGGTACTTAAAGGAGGTGATTGCAGATTATCGATATAGACACAGCGTTTCAATAAAAATCTCCACGGAGGCGCGGCAATTATATTTTAAAGCGAGAAAAGCAGAATCGGAACTTGCTGAAAGGTTCGGACGAAAACCAACAACCAAAGAGATTGCAGAATACCTCGAAGTTTCTGCCGAAGTTTTACAAGAAGCACTAATTGCAAACCAAGAAATCAAAAGTTTACAACAGAGCGTACTTTCTGATGACGAGGACCTGCTCTTGCAAGATGCGATTTTTGATGAAAACTCTTTCGAGGAATATTCTAAAATCGAAGAATATGACCTGCCGGAAATATTAAATTGCGCCGTCAATAAGCTTTCTCCTACTTTAAGGCGGTGCATAAGGTTGAGGTTTTACAGCGAGTACACAATCAAGGAAATTTCTACAAAACTCGGTTTAACAACATATCAAGTGAGTGTAAATATCGATAAAGGAATAAAAGAACTAAGAAAAGATAAAACAATTCAGGCTTTAAAAAATTATTATTAAAAAGGACAGTGATTTAAAATGAATAGCAGAAATAACATTAAATCGGCGTACGGCGCTGAAAAATCGAAAAAGTTCTCCAGTTTTGGAGAACAGCTTAGTGCCATATACAATATGGAAAAACCCGGCGGACTTCCTGATGAACGACTTGCCAACCTTGTGTCAGGTGCAGGAGAAGGGGTAGCGACCGATGGAGGGTATCTTGTTCAGACGGACTTCGTTATGGACTTAAAAGAAAATGTTTATGAGGAACATCCCCTATTAACAAAAATTACAAGAATCCCATTAAGTGCAGGTTCGAACTCACTCATAATCAACGGCATCAACGAAAACAGCCGTGCGGACGGTAGCAGATGGGGCGGCATTCAGGCTTACTGGGAAAGCGAAGCTGCAGAGATTGCAAAAAGTAAGCCGAAGTTTGAACAGTGCAAATTGACACTCAATAAACTTGCAGGCATTTGTTATGCAACAGATGAACTGCTTGAAGATGCGCCCGCACTGGGAGAAGTAATCAAAACAGGGTTTTCGGATGAATTCAGCTTCAATATAGCAGATAAAGTATTATACGGAACCGGCGAAAAACAGCCGCTGGGAATTTTCAATTCTGGAGCTTTAGTTATTATCCCCAAGGAAGACGGACAGACTGAACTTCTTACAGTTGAAAACATCGTAAAGATGCTCGCAGCTTGCTATGACAAGAAGGGCAAAGCAGAATGGTACATCAATCAGGAGCTTCTGCCATCACTCATGACAATGAAAATAGGTGATATCCCCATCTACCTCCCTGAAGGCTCAATCGCAGGTGTACCTCACGGCACACTTCTCGGCAAGCCTGTCAACTTCATCGAACAGGCATCCGAACCGGGACATAAAGGAGATATTCTTCTCGCAGATATGTCTCAGTATGTAATTGCAGAAAAGGCAGGCATTAAGGCTACAGAATCAATTCATGTAAGATTTATTTACGATGAAACAGCCTTCAGGTTTGTGTATAGACTTGATGGAAAGCCGATGCTTACAAAAGCGGTAACTCCTTATAAAGGCTCACAGCCTGTGTCTCCGTTTGTAACATTGGAGGCAAGAGTTACAGAGAACGCCGAAACAGAGTAAAGGGGTGGCATAATGAGATTTGGTAATTTAAGACACAGAATCTTGTTTGCTAAACCAGCAGGGACCGTAACCAACGGCATGGGCGAAACGGTCCCTGCCTACTCTCTTTATCACCCGAACCTCCCGAAGCAAGAATTTTTCACACAAGAAAATCAATGGACACTTCCATCAGGCGAA